GGGTTATTGATATCGATAGAAGATACAAAGTCTTCTATGTTAGCCTGCTCCATGAACTTAAACTTAATATCAGTTTGCTTTTTCTCTTTAACAATTCTACGAATGAAAGCAAAGTAAGCTATTTGGGTGAAGTATGAGAATGCGTTAGGTTTACCCGTGCGAGTAGATGCATCAATACGATAGTTATAAATTGCTTTTAGACAATTCTCAACACCGTCCATGACCATTTCATCTCGGTATGTATATCGTACAAAGTTTGGTTTGTGGGATAGTCCTTCACAGATCTTCATAAAGCACACTGCAATATAGTCAGGTACAACTGGATTATTTTCTCCAGCTTCCTTGGCTGCGTTTGCTGCAGTCACATAGTCGACTACTGCATATGAGAAATCTCTGTTGTTTACGTAATGGGGTTTGTCTCTAGGTTTAATTTTCTCAGTCATGATGAATCCTATTTGTTTTTAATGTATTACTATTATATCATAGTTTTATACATATGTACATACCTAATTAAATATATTTATTTTTTAAAAGGTATGTACTTTTGCGGTAAAGCATGATATAATAAGAGAGTATCTCTGCGGAGGGACAGTATACTATTAATGGGTAGTTGAATTACCTCTGATATGATTTGAATCTTCTATTGCTCTGTTATCCATATCTGTAGCAGCATCTAATACCGTTCTCATATAATATGCCTTTACATCTGTTTGTACATCTGAAGTTAGCAAGACATCATATTCTTTTAGATAGTGTAAACTGTTAGCGGCGAATGGTAGCCATGGTGTAAAAACATATTGATGCTCATTATCAACCATAATATTCATTGGTTCTTCTATAGCAATCAAAAACCCATCATCTTCATCATCATCAAACTCATGAGTGTATGCAATAATCGATTCACCTGAAATCAATTTAAATATTTTAACTGGGATATCTTCCAGTTGTATGGGGAATTCTTCTACTTCTGTTATATCAGTCATATATCTATTTATACCAATTTAATTTCATGCATCTTAAATTTAAACCTTTCTTTAGAGTATATTTTGACGCGTTCCGCGGCATGGTTGAGTGTGTAATTCTTATTAGACTTCCAATGTAGGTCATCAGCTATGTCATATATCTTCGTATCTAATGTGCTTTTTCTTAATCCCCTACCAATACTTTGCAATACCCTAATCTGAGATTTAGATGGAGAGGCAAATATGATGTTATGTAGATTAACTATATTGATACCTGTAGAGAATGTACCATAAGAACATACTAGTATAGCATTAGCTTCTGTCTCAGTTATTGCTCGTATCTCTTCTCTGGTGTCCGCAGGTGTCTTACCACTGACATAAAATACTTTTCTTGTATCATTAACCGCAGCATTGATTGATCTAAACAGTGGTTCGCCATGCTTATCTACGTATTGAAACAATACTAATGTATTCCCTTTTAGATCTATGGCTAGATTCTTTATAAAGCTATTACGTCTTGAAGAAGTTACAATCCAATCAACTTCATCTTGGTACTTCATCTTGCTTACTAATTTACAATGGTCATCACTGTGTTTAAGTAATAATATATCAATAGATACGTTTGCAAGATCTCCACGATCAATAAGTTCTTTACTTGTTGTGATATTCTTATGTGCTCCAAACAAACCTTCGAGAACAAGCTTATGTGTCTGCGTACCATCAAGAGTACCAGTCAATCCGAATCTATATCTTGCCTGTGTGCATTTGGTTAGGATACTTGTAAGAGACTTTGCCTTAAAGTTGTGTGCCTCATCTCCTATAACCATACCGAATGTTTGAAAATATCCTTTCTGCATTTTATATATAGATTGCCATGTGGATATATATACTCGCTTAGTCTTATGTCCTTTATCTAAACCTGCCATAATTTCATGGCATTCTTTATCTACATTAAATCCTGGATCATTCTCTGAGTACTTAGCAAAGTCACCATACATTTGTTTAACAAGAGATGTAGTAGGAACAATCAATAATATTTTATCATCGTTGTTCGCTAAGAAATGCCTCATTAATAAATATATGATATAAGACTTGCCTGAGGCTGTAGGAGATACTAATAACCCTCTACGTGTTTTGAGTCCATGCTTCACCGCGGCTAATTGATAATCTCTTGGATCGAATGGTAATTTTAAATCACCAATCCAATCCATGTTATCATCCCATTCTGTTTTCATATCGGTTGAGATTTTAATATTTCTCTCAGCACAGAAGGATTTTATATGACCAAATAATCCAGAGTATACGGATTGGTCACGCATGTTAAGTAATCTCAGTTTGCCATCCCATAGTTTATTACGGAATTGAGGCATAAATTTATAGCCAGGAACAAAGAACGTAAAGTACTCTGCTAGCTCTTGAATGATACCTTTATCTTCACAATCTACATAGATAAAGGCATTATCCTTTACCTTGACAATCAGCTCTTCTTGCATCTTTCCCTTAACTCTGATGTAGAAAACCCATGGCTTCTATCATTATAATGTATCTCAATGTCTAGGTGGTCACCGGTAAATTTACGATTTATATAATCCTCACCTAGAAACCTTCTATCGATAAACTTTAATAGAAGTAAATTCTCCAAATCTTGTTCAGATTCATATGGAATAATCTCATCTATATACTTACAACCCTGTAATTGAACGAATCTTTCCATTGCTGATTGCACTGCTGCTTTGTTTGTGGGATTAAGATTAAGACCCACGATCAAATAATCGCAATTCTCTTTACAATCCTTGAGCATTTCAATATGCCCAGCATGCAATAAATCGAATGATGATGCTGTAAAACCTATCATACACCTGCCTCAAAACTTCTCCATTTAATTATATTACCAATGTTCTGATGTCTCCAACGTATAGTGCCCATGATTTCGTCTAAGGTTTCTATAAGAACCTTATCATATTCTAACATGGCTTGGGCTTTTTGGATGTCTAGGTCAGCGTCATAGTAATAATTCATATCACCCTTTAGAGGTTTATTAAGACCGCCGAAAGGATCATACTCCCACTTGAATGAGTCAATTTGCTCTTTGGATAATTTACCATTATAGTATAACCACTTATCTTTAAGCAGCGTCTTATAATCTAAATCTTTTTTCTTGCGTCTGATTTTAGAGATAGTAATTAGCTCTAAGTATTTGCTATGGATACGCGACATCTTTACTGTAGTGTCATCCAACTTCAAATCATCTATTATGGAGTCTTCTTTCCACATTTTCAATACTTCTTCAATATTCATAATATTCCATTTATAACTGTTAAAGTTATATTATATCACAGTTTTCACTCAATGTACATATTTTATTTATATAAATTCATAATAGCTATATGAGAATGATGCTATAGCAGTTAGGTATTCCACGTCAGTTGTAGTAATATCAAATGGTAGGGATGAGATAGTTGTCGGGTAAGCATCCACAAATTTAATTTGTTTTGTTACATTGTTAGCAGAGTTCATAACAGTCAGGGTTAGATCTCGTGTATGATTCGTTGCCGTATGATTTGTTTCTACGTTGCTTTTAATCCAGTCAAAAATCTCTTTATAGTTTAAAAGATCTTCATCGATAAGATAAGATATTTCGAATGCACCAAAAGTAATTTTATCTGGTGCCATCTTGATATTCAATTGAGTGTACGGCAAGTCTGCACCGTCAGCAGTAATGTCTGGAAGCATCATAGTTTGTATAGTAAACTCAGCACCAGAATATGTCTGGCTATCTAGAGTTAATACAAATGACGATGGATTTAAAAAGTTTGGCATATTAGTATTTATACATTTTGTTGTTCATGCACTTATTTATAAGGTAAAAAAAACCCCATCCGAAGATAGGGTCTTTAGTAACTTTAGAAAAGTTAAGTAGTGATCTATAGACCAGTTACTTTACGTTTTCTGTAGTATACGTTGTTGCCGTTACCAGCAGTAACAAAAGGATTGTCCGCAATGCCGTAACGAGTCTTAAAGCCGATACGTGGTTGGAAGTCATTCTCACCAATCGTCTTCATCATTGATAAAGGAACGTATGGGCAGAAGAACATACCAGCATCATAAGGATTAACACCCTTATAACCAACAGTAAAGTAATCTACTGCAGCGTATGGATCGATATAAACTTTCATACGACCGTTTAGAGTTCCAGCAAACAATGAACCAGTTACGTCAGAATCAAAGTTCTGAGGACCAGATAGACCCATGCCAGTATCCAATGCGCCAGCAGTATTTAATGCTGCAGCAACACCATGAGAAACAATTACAAAGTTACCCTTGCCACGACGAGTGGAAACAGCAATTTCGTTAGCTTCTTGTTCGATAGCAAATACCAAACCTTTGACACGTTCTACTAACCAACGACCACCGCCATTATCAGCAGCAGTTTGTAGAACAAAGACACCAGCAGCAGCACCACGAGCAGACGTAACAGAGTTAACGTTTACTAGACGGATGATTTCACGGTTCATCTCAGCAAGAATCTCAGTTGACAAGATATTTGCCAATTCAGTTTCTGCAGATAAGCCATGAACAGCTTTAAGGTCTTGTGCCAATTCAGTAGTGTATTCAGCTTTAAGAGCACGAGACTTTGCAGTCACAGTAGTCTTATCGATTGAAAACGCCATCTGAGGGATATCAGCAGCAGCAACTTGTGCTTCAGCAACAGCAGTAGTGTTACCAGAACCAGGTTGATACTCATTAACTGTATCAGAGTCGTTACCAACAGAACCACCTGAAGCAGGATCGTCACCAGCAAAAGGATCGTTGTTGCCAGCATCAGCTGAACCAGTGTCACCAGAAGCAGCACCAGAGAAAGCTGTATCAGCTTCGTTGAACAATGCTTCAGTACCAGCTTGAGTTGAATAGCGAGACTTCATTGCAAAGATTAGTCCAGTAGGACCAGTCATTGGTTGAACACCTACAAGGTCAAATGCAAGAAGGTTAGGAGTAGCACGTCTCACTAAAGAGATAAGTACTGGATCCCAGTTATCTACGCTTGAACCGGTAGAGTTAACAGCAGCCGCTTCATTAATTCCACGCTGTTCTGCAAAGGCTTTTTCTTGGTTTTCAAGAACTACAGCAGTAACACGACGCTTATGTTGGTCAGTGATACTTCCGGCTTCTTGAGAATCTAGTACAGGTGCCCATTTTTCCTGTAACATAGTTTGATTAATTTCCATTTATATTCTCCTAATTGGAATTAAGTACGCGAAAGTGCGCTAAGGTATTGCTGCATTTGTGCATTAACAACCTGTGGTTCTTGGGTATCCTCAGTAATTGCATCAACTTGCGCTGGTGCTTCTACTTGAGTTTCTTTACTAAGGTAAGATTCCTTAATTGTTGCTACTTTTTTAGCATAATCTTCATTAGAATCAGCATCGATAGCTTCAACTAAATCGGTTAATTTTGCTACTTCAGTTGCAGCCAAACCTTTACATGCTTCACTGACTATTTCTTTGCGTTCAAAAGCTTTAACTTTCTCAGCAAGATCCATAGCACGTGCAGTCGCATCGTTTAATTGTGATTTCGCATCAGCTGCTTCTTCAGACAGAGTATCTAAGATATCTCCAGCGTCTGCAGGCACATTAATGTGATGTTCACTAAACAATTGACCTAGTGATTGTATAAATGATTCAGTGATTTCTGATTTCAAAGAATGCTCAATAGCAACTTCGTTATCAGTCATCCAGTTTTCAACAACATACGTTAAGTATCCGTCTACTTTGTCAACCAAATCTTCTTTAATAGCTTCAACTTCACCAGATAAATCAGATGCATAACGCTCTTCTAATTTAACTGTTTCAGCATTGACTTTTGATGCAAGTGCTGCTTCAAAAATAGTAGATGCTTTCTCTTTAAAGCCTTCAGACAATGTGTCTTCGTCTTTAACTAGTGCGTTAAGGTCTTCTGCAAATACATCTTCCATTACATCACCTTCAGATCCGTCGTCAGCTTTCACTTTCTTCTTCTTTGTTGGTGTGGTTTTGTTGTCTTTTGCGTCAGTTTTTCCGCCCTTAATTTCTTTGGCATCACTTTCGTCTACTTCACCTTCATCTTCATCACCTTCATCGTCCTCTTCTTCTTCATCGTCTTCCACTTTAGCTTTCGCTTTAGCTTTTTCCGCTGCTTCAAAGATCGCGTCAAGGCCTTCTTTAGACATTTCTGCTAAAGAAGCTTGTATTGCTGATACTGTACGAGCTGCTGTTAGAGGTGCATCAGGTATTTCTACCGCTGCTTCTACTTGCGTATCCTCAACAATAACCTCATCCACAGTATTGTCAATATCGTCTTTAATATCAGACATTATTTTCTCCTATAGAGATTATAGTTTAGAGAGGAAATGCCCAAAACCTGCAGATTGTTTCTCTTCCGAGAAAGTTTCTTTAGACTCTTTCACTTCTGTCTCACCTTTTTCAATAGTCTTAACGAAATGACCAGGTCTATCTTCTTCGTAAGAAACACCTTCCATAATGCCGTTTACAAATGCATTTGGAGCTGATGGATCTTGTACGATATCAATAGTGTTGAGAAGAAAATCTTCACCAACATAGTTAACCCCGTCCCTCATACTTAGACTTCCCATACCACGACTAGACACTCCAAGTTGTACACCACCTTCAACCAAACCTTTTACAATTTGACCCATGGGGGTATCCAAAATTAGCGCTTTTCCCATCACATTATTACCATCCCATTGAAGTTCGGTAATTCTGTGAGAAACTTTATCCAAATTAATGGATGGGCCGTCAGGGTGATTCAATTCACCTACTGCTCGACCTGTTATTACTTGTTCGTTAACGAATCTATCAACAGCTTTAGTAAGAACTTCACGTGTATATATACGTCCGTTCTTGTTCTTATTCTCAGCTTGCATGAAGACACCTTCTAAAAAGGTTTGCTTCTTACCATTCTTAGCTTCTTCAATAGAATAACTAAGTTGGTTCTGTGTATATTCTGTGATCAGCTTCATTTAAGCTCCCATTAATTTGATAAATTCTTTCACTGCTTTTTCAGCACCAGCTTGGTCTTTATATTTATCAAGTTTTACACCGTCAATATATAGATTAAACTTGCTGGTAATAACCGCAGTTATATCTTTATTCTTTCCAAGTTTAGTTA